TCGAAGGACGGTGTACTTAAGCAAGTCGTTCCTGGTATTCAGAAGCTCAAGAATAAGTACGAGTTGCTATGGGATCAGAAGTCGCCGGAAGGCTATCTGCAGATCATGGCAGTACTACAGAAGTTTATTGATCAGGCGATCTCTGTCAACACATCCTACAATCCTCGTCACTATGAAGATGAGAAGATCCCAATGTCAGAGATGATTAAGCATGTTCTAATGCACTATAAGTATGGGGGTAAGACCTTGTATTACTTCAATACTAATGATGGTGCTGGTGAAATGGAAGACAAGCCTTTGACAGTTGGAGAAGTAGACAAAGAGGACTGCGATTCATGCACGATCTGATCCTTGCTGACAGTAAGTTTGATCCCAATCCGTATTGGGACATTCCACTCAGAACCAAACTAACACCAATATATGTTGTACCTGATTTGTTTGATCAGAATGGATATGATCTGTCTATGGTAGAGCAGTCTTACGCTAATATTAACAACACTGATCTTGTCAGACATAAGCTCCACCGCTCTGCAATTCGTAGCACATGGTTCGAGCAAAAGTATAAGCCAGAAGGTTCTGTATTGAATCACGCTCTGATGTTTGAACGTAAAGGCTATGCTGGAAAGGCTTTAGAACAGTTAAAGGCCTATGCTAAAGTATATCCAATCTATTATAAACTTGTTAACATTAAGCCTAAGTGGGGGCTTGACTTCTCAATGGATTACTTTGATAGTGAAGGTAATACTATTGAAGTTCTTCATTGGGAATACGATGGCTTTGACTATGAAGATGTTATGGAAACAAAGCAGAAGATGGACTCAGTACTTGTTGGTGTGGATTGGGACGATGCTGCAAAACATTTACTGAGCAAGAAAGACGAGTGGTATTCGCTTGACTTTTTTAGTCAATCAGCGTATAAGTGTAATTACTTTGGTATACCCCAAGAGCATTACAAAATGGTAGTATGGGAATAGAAGATGGAATATGCAAGAATAAACTCTGACAATTGGGAAGATGTAGGAATCATATATAGTGTTCTGGCTTTTCAAACCTTTCCTGATTCAACAGGAGTAAAGCTAGAGCTCGAACACAACGGTAATGTCACACAAAGAACCGTTGCATCTCATCAAATCGAATGGCTCGCTTCCAAGGAAACTTAATGACTGTATTCAAGACCGAAAAGTTTAATGCATTAGAGCAGACATGCTTCTTTGGTGAACCGGTAAACGTAGCCCGGTATGATAAACAACGCTATCCTATTTTTGAAAAGCTGACAGACAAGCAGCTTGGTTTCTTCTGGCGGCCCGAAGAGATTGATCTATCTCGTGACGGTAAAGACTTCAAGGGGCTAAGTGATCATGAAAAACACATCTTTACATCAAATCTCAAGAGGCAAATACTTTTGGACTCTGTACAGGGGCGAGCTCCCTCCCTGGCTTTCCTCCCTATATGTTCGTTGCCTGAATTGGAAACCTGGATCCAAACTTGGGCATTCTCTGAGACTATACATTCCCGTTCGTATACACATATTATACGAAACGTATATAGTGACCCCTCGAAGGTTTTTGACGAGATGCTCGACCTTCCTGAGATCGTAGATTGTGCAGAAGACATTAGTAAGTACTATGATGAGTTGATCTTGTGGAACAACCTCGCATATGATCCAGGAGAGTTCTATAGCGAGTATAAGCACAAGAAGGCACTCTGGCTCTGTCTGAATGCAGTTAATGCCTTAGAAGGAGTAAGATTCTATGTCTCGTTTGCATGTTCCTGGGCTTTCGCCGAAGTTAAGAAGATGGAAGGTAACGCCAAGATCATCAAGCTCATCGCTCGGGACGAGAACGTTCACCTTGCCTCTACTCAACAGCTCCTCAAAATTCTACCGAAAGAGGATGAAGACTTTGCTCGCATACAAGAAGAAACACGAGATGAATGTATCGGCATGTTTCATCGAGTGGTCGAGCAAGAGAAAAGTTGGGCGACTTATCTTTTCCAGAATGGATCCATGATTGGTCTGAATAACGAACTTCTTTGTGATTACGTAGACCATATTGCCGCTAAGCGCATGGGAGCTATTGGTCTCAACGGTAAGCCCGGATCAAACCCACTTCCATGGACCATGAAGTGGATCTCCGGTGGGGATGTGCAAGTTGCTCCTCAAGAGACAGAGATCACAAGTTATATAAATGGTGGCGTTAAGAAAGATGTCGACCAGGATACGTTTAAAGGATTCAGTTTATGAAATGGACTACATGCACGACTGGCTGTGGTGAAGAGTTTAGAGTCATCACAGAAGCTCTTGAGCCCATTATCTTCTGCCCTCTATGTGGTGAAGACCTCGAGTACGAAGAAGATGAAGACCAGGAATGGGATGAATAAAATAAATATAAATATATCTTTTCAGCGAAAGATATATTATGACCTGGTTGTATAATGGGGAAGTCCTCGAAGAACTTCCAAAAGGCTGTGAAGCCTTTGTATATCTAATCACCAACAACACTAACGGTATGAGGTATGTTGGTAAGAAGCTGGCAAAGTTCAAAGTAACAAAGCAGCCTCTTAAAGGCAAAACAAACAAGAGACGCTCTACAAAAGAAAGCGATTGGCGTGACTACTGGGGTTCCAGTGATAGGCTTAATGCTGATGTTGAACGTATTGGCGCTGCTAATTTTACCCGCGAAATTCTACACTTCTGTCCAAGTAGAGGGATTGCCAGCTACTTGGAAGCAAGAGAGCAGTTTGAACGTAGAGTTTTAGAATCAGATAATTACTATAACGGTATTATCAATGTTCGTGTGGGTGGGTCGAACATACTCAAAGAACACCTGAAATCTATTAACTGAAGGAACCTCATGCGTTGTCTACTCAAGTTCTCGAACATAAGCACCTCATAGTACGTGCTGAACTGGCTTATCCACCTTATTCCCCAGCTGAAATCAAACTATGGATGAAACAGCTCGTTGATAAAATTGGGATGAATATCCTAATGGGTCCATATGCTATCTATTCCGAGATGGAAGGCAATGCTGGTTTGACTGCTGTGACTATTATTGAAACTAGTCACATTGCTCTACATGTATGGGATGAAGCCAATCCAGCTCTTATGCAGCTGGATGTCTATACTTGTTCTACACTCAACATCCAAGATGTGTTCGAAGCTATTGCATGCTTTTCACCCACTAAGGTTGAGTATAAGTATATTGATAGAGAACACTCACTGACACTTATAGATTTCTAGACAACATCAGTTGACTTTAATCACAAAAGGCTCTATATAATAAAGGGCGGGTTACTAATTGAGGCAAGGAAATAATTAATGGGAAAGAAAAAAACACGCTCTTCAATGACATCGAAGGGTCAGCGCCGTAACATTGTTGCAGGGGTGAAAGAAGTTCGCCAGGCGCGGAATGCTTTTGTGAGATTGGATAATGTAGCGTCTGCGTGGCGTAAGGGTAAGAACCCATGGGTAACTGTTGCTGGACCAAGTAGCGACAAACGTTTTGTTCGGGTTCGAGCAAATGATGTGTGGGGCAATCCCAAGACAAACACATCATACGGCATCTTTAGGAGTAAGGGTGATGAGTAACGATATCGTCATCTATACCAAAGATAACTGTGCTTATTGCGTACAAGCAAAGGCTCAGTTTAATATTAGGAAAGAGCAGTATACTGAAATTCAGATTGGTGTTGATATGACACGTGAAGACTTTACTAATGTCTTTCCTAACGTCAAGACAGTCCCTTTTATTATTATTAACGGAGAACAAGTAGGTGGTTATGACAAACTTATTGAGTGGTACAACCGACCAGGACAGTCGTTCTTGGCAGGCTAATTACATCCGAACTGCTTTGACAGAGGGTGTATTGAAAGTGAAGTTCCTTAAGAAGGATGGTACAGAGCGGGATATGAAATGTACCCTGCAGACCGACTTCCTTCCGGTACAAGAGAGCACAGGAGAAAACCGTAAGGCTTCGAATGAGGACTCTATTGCTGTATGGGATGTAGAGAAGAATGCCTGGCGTTCTTTCCGATTTGATTCTATTATTGGATTTAGTGAGAGTAAAGTATGACTAAAACCCTGATTACAGGTGCATCTGGTTTCCTTGGATCTACAATTATAAATGATTTTGCGCTATACTTTGGTGACATTGTAGCTTGTTCTAGATCCTTTCAGCCAATCACCAACCCTCGTTCCAAGTCGTATGCTGTAGATGTTTGCTCTGCAGACTTTGTCGACATTGTACAAGAGAACTCACCAACCGCAATCATTCATACGGCAGCACGATCGATTGTTCGTGATTGCGAACAGAACCCTGCACAGGCGTTCATGTCGAACGTTCAAGGCACTGTTAATGTCCTTGAAGCTGCTCGTAAGACAGGTCTTGATATTCCTGTCGTTGTCCTCGAGACCGATAAGGTATATGGTCAGCAGCCTCCTGAAAACATCCCTACATCGGAACAGCATCCATTGCTTGGCTTCTCGCCTTATGAGTATTCGAAAGTGCTCACAGCCAATGTATGTGAGTTCTATCGTAACTACTACGGGATGAGAGTCTACTCTATGCGTCCTGCTAACATCTACGGTTATTGGGACACAAATAAGTCACGTATCGTTCCAGGTACATTTACAAAGCTGATGTGCAATCAATCACCTGTAGTGTTCACCGACTCAAAGGATCAGCTCCGGGAGTATGTGTATGTGAATGATGTGGTAGAGATGATCCACCGCCTGATGTACGTCAATGCACCCCCTGGAGCATACAATGTTTCAAGTGGTATTGTGAAGTCACCCGAGCAAGTTATCAAAAGTATTATTGATGTGACGGGTATTGAAATTTTACTGACTACTATTGAAAAGCCGTTTGAGTTCCAAGAGATCCAGTCTCAGGCGTTGAATGGTGAGAAGCTTCTCGATGCTGTGGGAGGGTTTACCTTCACGCCAATGGAGGATGCTCTTGAATATATGTGGGAAGATATTTTAGAAAAAGGATATGGTGCATGTGTTTCGCATATGATAGTTTAGCCACCAATGCAAAGGGTGGTACAGAGTTAATGAAGTTTGCTCTTGCAGAACATGCAGATCCCGAGCTTCTAAAAGAATTCCAGATCTTCGTCTCGCGTGTTGAGGATGAGATGGATGAATCAAAGATCCGTGTCTACTGGCTTCAGGACCTCCCTGGTGATCCTGCATCGGAGCATCTCAAGAACGGTGGCTGGAATAAGTTTCACAAACTAGTGTTCTCAAGTAACTGGCAGATGCAGGGATACATTAACCACTATGGTATTCCATGGCATAAGTGTGTTGTACTTCCTAATGCTATTGAGCCCATTCCGGACCATGAGAAGCCAAACGATGGCACTATTCGATTGGCCTATTGGTCGACTCCACACCGCGGTCTCAACATTCTTGTTCCTATCTTCTCCAAGCTATGTGAGAAGTTTGATAATATTGAGCTCGATGTTTATTCTTCGTTCAAATTGTATGGGTGGGAAGAGAGAGACCAGCAATATGAAGAGCTTTTTGAGCAATGCCGCAATCATCCTAAGATCAACTATCATGGGGCGATTCCAAACGCAGACTTGAAAAAGAATCTTGAAAAGACTCATATTCTGGCCTATCCATCGATCTGGACGGAAACTTCTTGTATTACCCTAATGGAAGCTATGAGTGCTGGTCTGCTTTGCGTTCATTCTAATTTAGGTGCTCTTTTTGAAACATCCGCAAACTGGACGGCTCAGTATCAGTATCATGAAGATTTGAACGACCACGCTGCTGTGTTCTACCACACTCTAGGTACTTCTATCGAGAATTATTGGGATGAGGGAATCCAGTCGCGTCTGGCTTCGCAGAAGGCATATGCAAATGTGTTTTACAACTGGGCAGCTCGTAAGCACCAGTGGAACGCCCTTCTAGCCTCCATGGTGAACGAGCCACGGGAGCTGCCTAAGGGCGACACAAGGATGTTTGAATATAAGGTTGAAATTTAACTGTTGACTTTTTTTCAAAATGGATCTATATTGAGATATAGATTGAAGAGGAATAGACATGGCAGTTAAAAGAATGGTAAAGGCTTCCAAGGTTGAAAAGCCAAGGAAGACTCGCGCCGCTATTAAGTCAATTGATGACAAATTTTGTGGTTCAGAGCCCATCGATATCTCGATTCGGGGATACGGTGCGGCACTGAACTGGTACAACTATATGTTTGATCAGGAACAGGCTCGTGAGTGGCTTCTTGAGTATATGAAGAGGTCAGACTTCCAGCGAGACCAGATCGCTGCCGTTCGTCGTTGCCCTAAGTACAAAGTAATGACTACGATTGGCTGGCAAGCTCGTATGATGATGAATGGTAACGAGCTTTCGGAGCAATCAAGCCAGTTCTTCAAGCAGCGTATTGATGAGTTGCTCACTCTTGGAGCAGCTGTCAAGGAAGTGGTTGCTAAGAGCGATCAACCCATGGTCACTATTCGTGAGCGGACACAAGCCAAGGCCCAACAGCTGCTAGTGGATTGTGAAGAGGCTGTCGATCTTGATTCGCAGCTCAACATCTACGATTGGCTTAAGGGCAAGGAAGCTAGCCCGCTAGCAGCCACTACCATATCCGATTACTATTCGAAATGGATTCCAGATTTTGAGTATGTTGATGAGCATACTAGTGCTCAGGAAAAGAAGTACAAAGCCGAGCGCTTGAAGTACTGGAATCAGTTTGTATCTGACTGCGAGCGTTATGTTGGTAACAAAAAGGTTACCAAGGTCCGCAAGCCTCGTGAGAAGAAGGCTAAGTCTGCTGTTGATCTTGTCAAAGCGTTGAAGTTCCAGAAGGAGTTTCCACCGTTGAGGATTGTCTCTATCAACCCTGCAGAGATTGTTGGATGTACACAGCTGTGGGTCTACAACACTAAGACAAAGAAGCTAGCTCGCTTTGATGCAGCTGGTCCAGCTGGTATCCAGGTGAAGGGTGCCTCGTTGGTTGGATATGATGTCGAGAGCTCGATCTCTAAGAACCTACGTAAGCCTGATGTATCGATTCAGCAGCTTCTTGCAGCTGGTAAAGTATCTTTGCGAAAGTTCATGGAAGAGATAAATTCTGTCTCTTCACAGCCCCGAGGACGTATAAATACTGATACCATCCTATTAAGGGTTATTAAATGATCCCAAAGTCCAACAATGTCGTATTGTTTCCAAGGTCGTATAGAGATATCCCCCTGCAGTCGATTGAGCAGATTATAGATCACGTTGCAGATAACCGTAGGGAACACATCACATACCTTGTTGACGATATAGCCGAGTATGTGTTCCAACGAGCAGATCTTGAAGGCTTTCATGTGACTGCTCGTGAATACACTAAGTCATCCGGACTATTCATTGAAGCTATGAGAGCTATGTTATATCGGTCAGCGGAGTTAGAACACCCGTTGCATAAAATTACAGAAGACATTATAACTATAGATGATGAACCAGAAGAGGAAGATAGTCAGTCGCCTGACATCTAAATTACATTATGATTATTATTGATCTCAACCAAGTGATGATTTCGAATTACATGGCCCAAGTAGGGGCTCACACAAACATCGACGTCGACGAGAACCTATTCCGCCACATGGTCCTTAACTCAATCCGTAGCATCAACAGCAGATTCTCCGCAGAGTTTGGAGAGATGGTGATTGCGTGTGATTCGCCTAGGTCTTGGCGTAAAGAGATCTTCCCATACTACAAAGCTAATCGTAAGAAGGCTCGTGAGAAGTCCGACATGAATTGGACTGCGGTCTTTGAATCTCTAAATAAGGTCAGAGACGAGCTTGCGGAATACTTTCCGTATCGCGTCATTCAAGCAGCACGAGCAGAAGCAGATGACATCATTGGTTCTCTTGTAGAGAAGTATCATGGCTTTCCTATTCTAATCGTCTCGGGTGATAAGGACTTTATTCAGTTGCACTCTTACATGAACGTTAAGCAGTACGATCCTGTGCGCAAGCGTTTCATTACTCATAACAACCCTTCGTTGTTTGTCCGAGAGCATATCATCAAGGGTGATATGGGAGACGGTGTTCCTAACTTCCTTTCGAGGGATGATACGTTCGTCTCAGGTGGACGTCAAAAGCCAATTCGCACAGCTAAGCTCGATCAATGGACTCGTATGAGACCAGAGGAGTTCTGTGACGATACGATGCTTCGTAACTACAAGCGTAACGAGCAGCTTGTAGACCTTTCTTACACCCCATCTGAGATTTGTGAAGATATTGTTGGGCAATATGAATCACAGGCTGGTAAGACTCGTGAGAAGCTGTTCAACTACTTTATTGAGCATCGTCTTAAAAATCTAATTGAAAGTATAGGTGAATTTTAATGGTTGTTGCAATTTTTGAAATCTTAGAAGAGACTTCTAAGAAGAAGACCGAAGCAGAACGGATCGACTATCTTCGCAAGTTCGGAGATAACGCTGTTCTCAGGACTATCCTTGCTGGTGCCTTCTATGAAGGTGTGAAGTGGAATCTCCCACCAGGTAATCCTCCGTTTAAGCCGTGTGATCCAATCAATGCAGAAAGTTTTCTGTATGGTGAAGTAAAGCGTCTTTATTTGTTCTGCGAAGGCGGCCCTGAACTTAAGCCGCTCAAGCGTGAAGCACTCTTTATTGAAATGCTCGAATCTGTACATCCAAAGGATGCAGAGATTCTGCTCGCAATGAAGGATAAGAAGTTGCCGTACAAAGGCATCACTAAAACTCTAATCAGCAAAGCATTTCCAGGACTAGTAGAAGATGAAGAAGTTCAAGAAGTTTCGTGAAGATGATGATGGTGAGGGTGTTTACGAAGAACGTAGAGACCGCCGCCATCGTTTAAGTGAGAAGCGAATGCGTTCAGCTATTAAACGTGTAGACGTCGATGAGCTAATGCATATTGAGGAAGACTAACTGTAATGCCATTTTATAAACTTCGCGATAATGATACGGGTGAAGAGTGGGAGCAACTAATGGGTATCTCTGAATGCGACACATACCTAGTTGACAACCCTCACATTGAAAGACTCTTTAACGGCATACCAATGATGATCGGTGGCCATGGGGATAGAGTCAAGTCAGATAATGGTTTCAAGGAAGTTCTATCAAAGGTTGCACAGCATCACCCTCATTCCACCCTTGCGGACAAATATGGTGCTAAAGATTCAAAATCGGTGAAAGTGCGCGAGATTGTCAATAAACACAGAACATAAAAGAGCCCAACTCTATGCTAATGATCGCAGAACATCAAACCCCGACACGTCAAACAAAGCGTGAAAAGCGACTACTAAGGCAACAAGGATCACAATCATTAAACATTGCACCTTCATTTAACATCAACCGTATTAGACCTAAAACCGACAATCAACAAAAAGTATTCGATTCATTCTACGCTGGCCAGCATTTGTTTCTACACGGCACAGCAGGAACAGGTAAGACCTTCATTGCATTCTATCTAGCACTTAATGATCTACACAAACAGAATTCAGATCAGAATAAGTTGTACGTAGTAAGGTCAACTGTTCCTTCCAGGGATATGGGCTTCCTCCCAGGCAACCAAAAAGAAAAGATGAAAGTGTACGAGCAACCGTACTATGCAATCAGCTCCGAGCTTTATAGCCGTGGTGATGCATATGACGTCCTCAAGCAAAAGAATATTGTCGATTTCATCTCCACCTCATTCATTCGAGGCACAACACTATCCGATTGCTTTGTGATCGTAGATGAGTGTCAAAACATGAGTGCAATGGAGCTACATTCAATCATCACAAGAGCTGGTGAGAATTGTAGGTTTATTTTCTGTGGAGACTTTAGACAGGATGATCTATCATCAGAGAGAAAGAAAGAAAAGTCAGGTGTGATCGAGTTTATGAAAATTATTGAACGCATGTCAATGTTCGACTTTGTTGACTTTCAACCTGAGGATATTGTAAGATCCGAACTAGTTAAGCAATATATTATTACTCGAGAAAAACTTGGTATTGATACAATTTAACTGTTGACTTATTATGAAAAGTGTGTATAAGGGTAAGTATGTTTATAAATGATCTAATTGAATTACCCCAGCTCGTTCGCATTGATGGCGAGCAGCGTTTCTACCAGACACCGGATGGTAACAAGTATCCGTCTGTGACTACAGTGTTATCTGAGATGTCGGATAAGACTGCTATTTTGAAATGGCGCAAGCGTGTAGGCGAAGAAGAAGCCGACCGTGTGTCTGGTAGAGCCACCCGTAGAGGGACTGCAGTCCATACTCTCCTCGAGAAGCTCGTGCTGAACGAGGAGATCGACTTCTCTGATACGATGCCCCTCAACAAGACGATGTACGAACAGATTGCAAAGCATCTTAAAGAGAACGTCGATAATGTTCGTTCATCAGAAGGACAGCTGTTCTCTCACAAGCTCAAGATCGCAGGGTCTGTCGATCTTATTGCATCTCACAAGGGTGAGCCTGCTATCATTGACTTTAAGACATCGACAAAGCCTAAGCGTAAGGAGTGGATCGAAAACTACTTCCTACAGGCTACAATGTACTCCTACATGTTCTATGAGATGACTGGACTCTATCATCCTAAGTTGGTCATTGCCATTGCTGTAGAAGATTCACCCGAACCTCAAATCTTTGAAGAGCATGCCTCTAACTGGATTGAGAAAGCAATGAAAATGTGTCAGGAATTCCATGCGCGTTAATCTCCTAATAGCCGACGACTTCTACAACAACCCCGACGAGGTCAGAGAGTTTGCTCTCGAGCAAGACTTCTCTGTGAAGGGAAACTATCCTGGATCAAGAACGGAATCGTTCCTCAACGAGGATACGATCAAAGGGATTCAGGAGATAGTCATGCCATTCGCAGGTAATATTGTTGATTGGGGTCAGCCATACAGTGGCTGCTTTCAGATGTGCACAGCACAGGATAGAACGTGGATTCACGCCGATGTCAACAACACCTGGGCTGGGGTCTTGTATCTAACGCCAGATGCACCTTTATCGGGCGGCACAGCGCTGTATAGGCACAAGCAAACAGGTGATGTCATAGACAAGGGTGAGTTGTATGAGTCGTATGACTACACGAAGTGGGATGTCACTGATCAGGTTGGCAATATCTACAATCGCCTCGTACTCTACAGAGGAGATCTGTTCCACGCATCCGTCGATTACTTTGGATCGGACAATCAAGATGGAAGGCTGATTCAGACATTCTTTTTCTCTACGGAGTGGTAGTCGTTGATATCAGGTTAGAAAATTAAGAGGCTTCGGCCTCTTTTTTTTCATAATAACTGTTGTCTTATTATGAAAAAGAGGGGATAAGGGTATATAGAGTGGAGGAAAAGATGATGTTCAAGTATGTTGCAGTGTTCGTTGGTATTCTGATCATGTGTGTTCCTGAGAACACAAGCATGCTTCGGTTTGCTTTTCAGGGCTTGATTGGTCTGACGATCTTTGGGTTTGGTATGGTAGCAATTCTCGATGAGGCTGAAGCCTAATGCGCGCTCAGACATTCTCTGACATTAATTTCAAGGGCCATCACTTGGTCGATCAGGTCTGGCCGATCACATCAGCTCGTACTGGTGAGGTATATAACGTCACGATGATCAACGTTGGTTTTACATGCAACTGTCCTGCTGGCCAAGTCCGCGGGAAGTGCAAGCACGCTCAATATGTCCACGATCTTCTAGTCGAAGAAGATCCGATGCCTGTCGACGAATTCTGTTGACCTTTTTATGAAAATGACTTATATTAAATTATAAGATGAAGAGAAGGAAGAAGGAAGATGGAAATGTTTGATGCACACGTTAATACTGCCGTTATCGCCACTCAGGACTATCTGAAGTCGATTGGCAAAGATTACAGTTTTGAACAGGCCGCAGGTTTGTTTCGTAACGCTGCTTATGTCTGGAGCGACGAAACGGTTTTGGAGGGCTACGATGAGTGGCTCGAAGAGCAGGCTGATCGCGCTGAATATGAACGCATGGTGGAGATGTGAATATGAATAGCTATCCCGAACTGAAGTGGGTTGTGATGTGCCAGTGGCCGAGTAAGCCATACTGGGAACCTATCGCAGCTTTCAACGTTGAGAGTGCAGCTCAAAGCTACATGTACGAATGCGAGGACGTCAATGGCGACTTCCTGAAGTACAAGGTCGAAGAAGTAAATTAACTGTTGACTTTATTATGAAAATGCCCGATAAGGGTTATATTGGAAAAGAGAAAAGGAAGTATATATTATGTCACATGAACTTGAAATGATCAATGGTGAAGCTCAAATGGCCTATACCGGCGATGTGCCTTGGCATGGTCTTGGTGTTAAGGTCTCAAATGACCTCTCTCCTGAGCAGATGCTCAAGGCTGCTGGCCTCGATTGGTCGGTAGAAGCAATCCCTGCTATCGCTACTCTCGCAGATGGCACTCAGATCAAGACTGGTCACAGTGCTCTGATCCGTAGCTCTGATAATCGCGTTCTTGACGTGATCACAGACGATTGGAATCCGATGCAGAATTCTGATGCGTTCGAGTTCTTCAATGACTTTGTTGCCGCTGGTGATATGTCGATGGAGACTGCTGGTTCGCTTAAGGACGGCTCGATTGTATGGGCTCTTGCAAAGGTCAAGGATTCGTTCGAATTGTTTGGTGGTCGTGATAAGGTTGATGCCTATCTCCACTTTACTAACCCACACAAGTACGGTGCTTCGATCGATGTCCGGTTCACTCCTATCCGTGTCGTGTGCAACAACACCCTTACCTTGTCGTTGAATACCAAGTCGAAGAACATGGTTAAGGTTAGCCATCGTCGTCAGTTTGATGGTGATCTCGTCAAGGAGACGCTTGGTGTTGCTAAGGAAAAGCTGGCTACCTACAAGGAAATGGCACAGTATCTTTCGCAGAAGCGCTTCAACAACGAATCGATTGTTGAGTACTTTGCTCGGGTCTTCCCTGTTCTGACACAGAAGGAAGTAGCTAAGAAGGATCTTTCGAAGAGCGCATCATATGCTCTGGAAGAAGCTCTCTACGAACAGCCTGGTGCAGAGATGGGTGAAGGGACCTGGTGGGCAGCCTTTAATACTGTCACGTACATGACCGATCACATCATTGGTCGTTCAGTTGACAGTCGCTTGACTTCTGCTTGGTATGGTGCTAATAAGAACCTCAAGACGAAGGCTCTCGAGCTGGCTGTCGAAATGGCAGACGCTGCATAAGGTGTTGGGGAGGCTTCGGTCTCCCCAATATAAATAACAGATGAAGATAAAGCGCCAGTATTTGATCCCGTTCACATACGACCATGATCCTGAGGAATATGGCTTCGTAAGGGTCAATACCACTGACATGAAAAAGGTTCGGAAACTC